GGTTAGTACTGGCAACTTCGCACTTAATTACCGTATTAGTGGCGATTTTAAAAAGGGTATTCCACTTGGCAAAGTAACAATGTTTGCTGGTGAATCCGGTTCCGGTAAATCATTCATCGTATCTGGTAATATTGCTCGTGAAGCACAACAACAAGGTATTTTCGTAGTTATTATTGACTCCGAGAACGCATTGGACTCAGAATGGCTACAAGCACTTGGTGTAGATACGTCTCCTGAGAAACTACTTAAAATGAACATGGGTATGATTGGTGATGTTGCCAAATTCACTTATGAATTCATTGAAGGTTATCGTAAAGAATACGAAGATGTACCACGTGATGAACGTCAAAAAGTTCTATTCATTATTGATAGTATCGGTATGTTGAATACTGAAATTGCTAACGATCAAATGAAAGCTGGTAATCTAAAAGGTGACATGGGTCACAAACCTAAGCAGTTGAAAGCATTCATCACTAACTGTGTAAACAGCATTGGTGCGTTGAATATGGGAATGGTATGTGTAAACCACTCATATGAAAGCCAAGATATGTTCAGCCCTGATCCTAAAATCAGTGGTGGTTCTGGTTTAGTTTATGCTTCCTCAATCGTTGTTGCGATGGGTAAACTAAAACTAAAAGAAGATGAAGATGGTAACAAAACTTCTGATGTAAGTGGTATTCGTTCTAAATGTAAAGTCATGAAGACACGTTACAACAAACCATTTGAAGATGTGGAAATCAAAATTCCTTGGGATAAAGGCATGAATCCTCGTAGTGGTCTTCTTGATATGTTTGAAAAGTATGGTCTAATCCTGAAGTCAGGAAACCGTCTATCATATATTGATATTGATACTGGTGCAGAAATTCTTCTATATCGCAAAGGTTGGATGAATAATGAAAATGAATGTCTAGATTTAGTAATGGCTCAATTTACTCGCCATCCATTAATTGCTACTGTTCTTTCTGATGCTGAAAAGGGTGATGAAAACTTTGGTGTAGACATTGAAGTACCGGATAGCATAGAGGAATAATATGGCTAGAGCATGGCATTGGATTATCAAAGATGATAAGTCAAAGATTATCGACATGGTTGATTTTTTCGAAGGTGAATTAGAAGAAGCACGTAGAGAAATCAAACAAATTGGAGTTATTGAAAAAATATCTCAACAATTGCCAGCTTATCATGAACTCCGCTTCAGTCAATTCCAAGAAGTAGAAGCAGTTATGGAAATTCTCGAAATCGAAATGAAACAATTAGAATCCGAGAAATTCAAATTACTACTAGAGCACTACAAACGTGCTCTAACAAGTTCTGACTGTAAAAAATACGTCGAGGGTGATCCTGATGTAGTGGCATTAGCATTATTAATCGCTGATGTGGCTTATATAAGAAATCAATTGGCTGGTATAGTAAAGTCGTTGGAAATGAAAGCATTCCAGTTGAACAACATTGTTCGATTGAGAACCGCTGGCATTGAAGACGCAAGATTAGAATAAATTTTAAAGGACGCTTTCTGCGTCCTTTTTGCTTTTTGGAGTAAGCTACATGGACGAGCTTGACAAGTTTTACAATAATATGATAGTATTAGATACTGAAACAACTGGAGTTGAAGACGATTCTGATATTATTGAGTTTAGTGCCACATTTCCAGTGAGTGCTGATGACTCATTTGATGATGTATATAACTATACAACACGTTTCAAACCAACGCATGACGTTCCAGCAGGAGCATCAGCCGTACATTTCATAACTACCGAAGATTTAGAAAATGAATTATCATATTCTGATAAGTATTCAGAGTTTTACCCACTATTCGAACTAAAACAGTACTATGTAGGACACAATGTGCAGTTTGACCGTCGAATGTTACAACTTAATCATATTCGTCACTCTGATGGATCTGAGTTTCCTGAATTATTTGATGAATCACGGTGGATTTGTACGTTAAAACTGGCTAAAAAGCTATTTGCTGAAGATACTGAGTTTAAAAACCTTACTTTGAGCTTCTTATGGTTCAAGTTCGAGTTATACAAGACTTGTACACGTAAAATCGTTCCTCACAGTGCTGAAGACGATGTTTACATGACATATAAGGTACTTACGCACTTAGTAAATATAGCCATCGAACGTAACTTGATTGACTCCAATAAGGATATTGGTTCTCAAGTTGTAGAACTAGCAAATACCCCAATATGTTACAGTACTATGACTATCGGTAAGCATAAAGGTTGGATTATGGAAGACGTACCCATGAATTATCTGGAATGGATGATTATGAACATGGATGTAATGAATCCTGAAATGCCAAACTTTGATGCTGACCTTGCTCATACTGTAGAAGTAGAAATTACTCGTCGTATTGATGCTGGTTTAGTAACGTTCGGAGATACCGAAATAAGTGTGGATGAACAACCACACTAAGTAACAAATAAAGGACTCAAGGATGAGTGGAACTTGTAAGTTAATACTTCAGGATGAAGTTAACTGTAAATTTGAGGGGCTTGCCCCTAATGTTCGTCAAGAAATGATTCGTAAAGTATCTTACGTATTACCATACGCTAAATTCACTCCAGCGGGTCGAATGGGTCGTTGGGATGGTAAGGTAAACTTTATGAATATGGGTGGTAGTACTCACTACCACATGTTGGATCAGTTACTTCCAATTCTTGAAAAACATGATGTAATGATCGAGATTGATGATCAACGTATTCAACACAATTTTGAGTTCGATGCGATTGATGAAAACGTTTTTGATTATGTAGAATTCCCAGCGGGTCATCACATGGAAGGTAAGAAGATTATTCTTCGTGAACACCAGGTGAACGCTGTAAACACCTGTCTACAGAACCCACATGGGTTACTATTGGCAAGTACTAGCTCCGGTAAGACGCTAATTACCGCTGCTATGTCTAAGTCAGTTGAGAAATACGGTCGTAGTATCGTTATTGTTCCTAACAAAGACTTAGTACAACAAACCTATAACGACTATGAAATGGTCGGATTAGATGCTGGTGTGTTTTATGGTGACAAGAAAGAACTTGGTCATCAACATACCATTACAACTTGGCAATCATTAAACTCTTTGTGGAAGAAGACAAAGAAAGGTGAAGTTGAACTTACTGAACAAGATGTTCATGACTTCATCAATGGTGTAATTGCGGTAATCGTCGATGAAGCACATACCAGTGCGGCAGAAGCATTACACGCAGTACTAGGCCAAGTGATGCGTAATATTCCCCTACGTTGGGGATTGACAGGTACTATTCCGAAAGATCCAGTACTAGCAGCTAAGATTAAGTGTAATGTCGGTGACGTTATCTATACAATCTCTGCGAAGGAACTACAGGATAAGAAGATTCTAAGTACTTGTAATGTGAACTGCATTAAATTGAAAAGTGCTTTAAAATTTGGGAATTATCAGGAAGAACTGAAGTACTTGGTCACTGATATAGATCGAATGTCCTATATTGCCACTTTGATTTCAGCAATTGCCGAATCTGGAAACACTCTAGTACTAGTAGATAGGCTAGAAGCGGGTGAAATGCTTTGCGATGCTTTAGGTATTCCAAGATCCGAATTCGTTCGGGGTAATACTAAGAAGAAAGACCGTGAAGCGTCCTATGGTGAGATACGTTGGGCTGATAATAAGATACTTATCGCTACCTATGGTGTTGCGAGTACAGGTATCAGTATTAGTCGTTTGTACAATGTTGTACTTATCGAACCAGGAAAAAGTTTTGTTCGTACTATTCAGAGTATCGGTCGTGGCTTACGCCGTGCTGAAGACAAAGACCATGTTGAGATTTATGATATATGCGGTTCTAATAAGTACAGTGCTAAGCACTCTAGAGAACGTATAGCTTATTATAAAGAAGTCCAGTATCCATATGTCGAAATGATAGTGGAAGATTGGGAAAAAATGGAATGAGTGGCATTTTTGTGCTATAATATAGACGAAACAAAATAATAAGGATATTTTGAAATGGAACTTCGATCAAGTATTGCCTTTATAGGTGATTCTGAAATTTTAGAAATCATTGATACTCTGATAACGGAAGAATCAATGATTGACGACATGGTATTCTCTGTAGACTACATTCCAGAACTGGAAACTACAGATACCTATGTGTACCGTTGCGATTGTAACGGTGATTCTTGGGTCAACATCTACGACATTAAAGCTCGATTAGATGATAAATTTGATCAAGAACGCAAATATGATATTATCTATGCTAGTACTGATGGTAAGTCGTATATTGATGTTATTAGTGTAACTGGTAATTTCGATGCGTACCTTGATACTGACACCGACAAGATTCAAGAGTTGTGTGAAACCTATGGATTGGAGTTCTACGGCAGTTCCGATGATGACGATGATTATTATCTGGATTCTGACGAAGAAGAAGACAATTACTACTAAGGAATTCACATGAACGTATTAACCCCTGAAAATTATGCATTTGAAATGGATCTGGTTACTGATACCATTCCAGAAGAAATGTACTGCGTATTAGATCTAAGCTCAGTTGAAGATGCTGATTACTACTTTAAACATATTCTGAACACAGTTTCGTTTAACAGTATTAGTGCTGACTTACAAATTGGAAATCACATCGTCCAAGTTCCTCTCAGTTGGCAAATCCTGCTAGGTGATGAAGATACTGGTATGATGGAGATGTGTACTATTGAGAATATTTTGAATATGAAAGACCCTCGTGCTTTCGTTTACAATCCTATTCGTTCGATGTACCCACGATATGAACAAGTTAAAGTACTACGAGTATTCACACTAACAACTAAGTGGCAAATCCCAATGCTTCCGAAGAAAAACCTTCTGGCAGTGCCTCTCTGTAATGGAATGAACCCTCCATGTGTATACTTCGCAGATGAAAATGAAAAAATCCAAGATTTATTTTTAGGAATTGGTGACTAATGTTCGATTTTAGCGGATTACCAACATCTTCAGAGGATGAAGATTCAGCGTCCGAGTCAAATCATAAGTTAGATATGAATCTCTTACTTGAAAAGATTGACATGGCAGATTATGGGTATTATGAAACCCTAAGTGATAAAGAAAAGAAGCATTTCCAGCCTTATATCGTATTACGTTGGATTAGTTCTCTTGATGATTCAGTCCAACTGACATATAACGCAAAGAAAGTAGAAGCTATCTTTGGTAAATGGTCAGGCGGCGGTAAAGAAGCTCTAAATGAACTAAAAGACGAGTTCAACGGTACTGGTAATGGTGTATGTATCAGTACTGCGAAGTATGAACACGCAAAATATGACTGGAGAATCAAATTCGCAGTTCAAGATAGGGCATCTGCTGATGCTCTAGTACTGATGATGAAAGAATTTGGTATTACTGGACATGAAATCATTTCACTTATTGATAGTACTACAATCAAGTACCATTTGATTATGCTGAATGACATGGTGAACAGTAACTTTTGGGAAATGAAGAATCACCCTGAGTTAGTTTACCAACTTATGTGTTCAGTATCGGAAATGATCGGGCCGCAGAAACGTGCTCATAACTGGTTGGCACATTGTAAAGGTTTAAAGAACGTAGATAAGAATATCTTCGAAGTAATTAAACGTACACAACCAGAATCTGTATCTGTCCAAATGAATGAGGCAGAATACAAAATACTATTGTCCAGTTACACGAAAGAAACCTTTGAAGAACTACTAAAAGACTTAGGAAGTTCAGACCAAGAGATTAAGAGTCTCTTAAAACTATTCAAGGCAGAAAACGAAAAATATGGCAACAAATAAAAAAGGGGCTGCGAAAGTCCCTACTTTTAAATGCAGATTTTGCGATAAAGAATACAAACGAGAAGATACAGTACTAACTCATGCTTGCGTGAAACGTGATCGTTATAATGACCGTGAATCACGATTAATGCGTGAGGCGTACCGTCTTTATATGTTATTCATGGAAGCACACAAATTCCAGATGAAGAAGAATGAAGAACCATTGATGCAATTCATCAAATCCAGGTACTTTAACGACTTCTACGATTTTGCTCAGTACATTTTGTCTCATGATATTCTAAATAAAGAACAATTCATCAAGCATGTCTTAACTGGTGGTAAAACCGTTTATGAATGGAAATCACATAAGACATACGAAGAATGGGTAATTAGCTGTATTCGTAACGAACATCCACGTCGAGGAATCGAGCGTTCTATTAACGCAATTGTGGAATGGGGCGTTGCTACAGATAATGAATGGACGGATTTCTTTGATAATGTCAGTACTGAACGTGCTATATTATGGTTCGAAACTGGTAAACTATCACCGTGGATTATCTACGCTGCTTCACCAGAAAGTGGGAATAAACTACTGAACCGTTTTTCGGATTCAGAGTTGGAGTATCTTGTCCGATTCATTGACCCAACGTACTTTAAGATTTTACAAATAAGGTACAACGATGAAGTAATGGATATACGAAATTTACTCACGGAGGCAGGTATATGAAATCCAGAATTTATTCTGAACCAGAACTTACAGAAGAAGAAAAGAAAGAAATTTCTCTTGAAAAAGAACAATTGAAAGAGAATGCTTCACAGCTTTCAATCCTGCGTCAAGGTACTGTTACTGAGATTACAATGGGCGACAGAACCTTTCAGGTTACTGATCCTAAACGTATAGAACAGGCTATTACCTTTATTGGACAGCATGAAGAAGCAATATTCACTTTGCGTCAGCGTGTGAAAGAGCAAACATCCATAATTAAGATTATGGCTAATGATATTGCTACGTTGAAGCAAGAAGTCCAACGACTAAAGGAAATTACGAATGGATACGGATCACAAGAGTTCTCAAACTATTAATTACCGTAAAGCTCGAACTGATATTGATATTGACTTTAAAGATGGAAAGTCAGTGATTGAGCAACTTCCTTGTACTAGAAGTATTGAGAAGATTACTGAAGATGGTTTGATCCCTCACAATAGTGGTGTTCACTTCGATAATATACCCGTAGATCCAATTAGTGGATTAGCAAGCATACAATACAAAGAAGCCGAAAGATTAGGATACCAAAAAGTTGATATTCTTTCTCAGTCGGCTTATGAGCATGTTCGTGATAGGGATCATTTGAAGGAGTTAATGAACAAAGAGCCAGATTGGGATCTATTATTAGTACCGGAATTCGTAGAAGAACTGTCGCAGATTAAGAAGCATATTACGTTGCTACATATCTGGAAGCCTAAAAGTATAGATGAATTGGCAATGTTTATTGCTATGATTCGTCCAGGTAAGCGTCAATGTCAGAGTATGAATAGTTGGGATGAAGTAAGGGCAGTGATTTGGGATTATGAGAGTATTGGTCTTGATGCTGAAGGTCGGAAGTTAAGATACTTCAAGAAGCCTCATGCATACGCTTATAGTTTGATGATTGTTGTTCAATTAAACGCTCTAGTTGAGTATATTACTTCCTCTTCTTAAGAGCAACATTTCGACGTTTAATACGTTTAGTAGGTAGATCACTTAAAGATATAACTGGACCGCTATGAACTTTCACTTGGTCAGTGTTAAATCGTTTAGTGTATGGTTCAAATTTTTCCATTTCTTCTTGCATGAATAAGCAAATAGGAATGGTTCGATTACTTTGCCACCACCAGTTATTAGCCAGTAATAGCAGTTCTTCTTGAAGGGATTCATCCATCTCAGAGAAGCAGTACAATGTAATGTATTGTTTACTTTTGATTTTGATAATCCCATAATAGATTATATCGTCGTGTTCAATGATGGTCACGAACGGATATGTTTTATATTCATTCATAGGACTTCCATAAATATTGTATAAATTGTATATAATATTTATCGAGGTTGAACATGGCACATCATGGCGTTTACATGTATCCTTATAACAATGAAGTTTCTTTGGGCAATTTTAATATGCCATTCTCTCAACAGAAACTAACCATTTATAGAGGTGCAAACAATCCACTTAGCTTTACTATTCATAATGCTGATGGAAAATATACATTGATTAGTGATAATCAATATCTGGTATTCAGTATCTATGATGCTCGTTCGGATACCAGAATCTTCGAAACAGTGCTTGACAAGCAAATACCTTCATGGGTATCTGAAGCTGGACAAGCACGACCAACTGTTAGTAATAAAGTTAAAGTCTACTATGGTTGTATGGTTCCTGCTGGAGTTATACAAGATCTAAGTGTTGGTTCAAAATACCGCTGGAGTATTACTAAAGTTACAATGGATGGGGATCTAATTGAACCGACCGAGTACTTGTATACTGGATTGAACTATGAAGCTAGTGCTGAACTAACTATCAGTAATCTAGCTGCTCCAACATTTACACCGAGTCAAGAAATCAGTAAAGATAAGAATCCATCATATCTACCAATTAAAGACAAGGAACAAAAGCCTATCTCTAATGGTATTATTGGTGAATTCGACGTATTGCATAGTTCCGCAATTCGTGCTGACGCTCAGTATGGTTTAGTAGATGGTTTAAGTACTATCGCATTTTACTTCAATAATTTCATTGGTAGAGTTCAACTACAGGGTTGTCTTGCTAACGAGACGCCAAAGGATGCTGAAGACTATAAGTGGTTCATCATTAAACTTGATGGTAAAGAATACATTGAGAGTGATTTTGATCCAAATGGTATTCCAATTCCATTGGAAGGAATAAGAGCATTTAACTTCCACGGACAGCTTATGTGGGTTCGTGTAGTAGCTGCTATCCCGCCGATTGTTAAGAATTATCCACCTAATGTAATCAAGAAAGATTACAATCCGTTGAACACAATCCCTAAGATTCTGATTCGCAGATAAATGGAATGACTTGTAAAAATGTGGTATAATGATCGAAGTACTGACACAGACATAGGAAATGAATGATGAATCAGATACAAGACATTATGGCATCAATTATGCACGATCCAGCACCAATGATGGATCGCTGGAATCAACACAATTGCCCTGCTTGTGTTACACGAGGGCAATCAAGACCTGATACTAAAGGACGTGGAAATCACATGTTCCGTAATGATGGTTCTGTCGTGTATAACTGTTTTAACTGTCACCTAAAAACAGTCTGGACACCTGGAAGATATGTAAGCAAGGATATGGAATCCTTGCTTCGTTCATATGGTGCGTCAGATAAAGAAATGATTAGCATAAAGCTAATCGCAAAAGAGATGGTAGAAAGTGGAGATTACGAAGTACAAGATACTGCGGCATCAAAACTGTACCAGAAAATAGTACAGCGTGAATTACCTTCTGACGCTAAACCTTTCCTTGATTGGGTGAATTCTCCGAATATTCCACCTGAATTTTTGAAAGTAGTTAACGCAGTCAATGATCGTAATCCGTATCTGTTGGACTTGAATCTGTACTGGAGTCCATCAAAAGAGTTTTACATGTTCCAACGGTTCATCATTCCGTATTACATGAATGGACAAATTATAGGTTACACTGCTCGTCACATTGACAAAGATAGCGAATATCGTTATCGGAACCAAGTGAGTACGAGCATTTTTTATAACTTCGATTTGCTAAATGATGACAGGATGCAAACAATCCTGGTAGCAGAAGGGCCAATTGACGCAGCGTTAATGGGTGGAATTTCTGCTAATAACTACTTCCTTAGTACTTCACAGATTGAATTGTTGAAGAAAGCTCAGGAACGTGGTAAAATGATAGTGATAGTACCAGACCGTGATAAAGATGGTCTAGTTACAATTGAACAAGCTATTGAGCACGGATTCAGTGTAGCACTACCTGACTTCGGGGCTGTTCGTGATGGAGAGGGAATCCGTCACATTAAGGATTTTGATGAAGCA